GTAGAGCAAGCAGGCAATACAGACAATTTACTATTTACTTCAGTAAGAACCGCAGATGGTTCTGATTGGACAACTGCTGCTCACAGGATCCAAAGAAAAGTTGATTCAACCAAAATGGGTTTTATTCAATTTGGGCATCATACCGCAACAAATGGCAACACTATAACTTTTGGAGAGGATGAAACTGAGCGTATGCGTATTGACGCAGAGGGTCATGTAGGTATTGGGACTACTACACCTAGTGAAGCATTAGAAGTAGCAGGAAAAATTATAGCTACCGATGGAACAGACTTTGTAGAGTTAGTAAACACAGGTGCAATAGAACTAAGAGCTGCTGCAGGTCCATTTATTGATTTTAAAGATGGAGATGAAGACAGAGATTGCAGAATAGGTCAATCTTCTAATGGTTTTATATTTCAAGTAGGAGGTTCAAGTGCTGTAGCTACTAAACTACAGCTTACTTCTGATGGATTAGTACAAATAAATGGAGCTAATTCTGATGGAGATAGTATATTAAGATTAGAAACAAGTGGAGATAGTGATACCTCTGCTCTTCAATTTGCAGACACCTCTAGTGATAATATAGGTCAGATTGGCTATGTTCATACTGATGACTCCATGAGGTTTACTGTAAATGCTTCTGAAAGATTAAGAATTGATTCATCAGGTGATGTAGGTATAGGAACAGTTAACCCTGAAACAGCAATACACATAGAAAATACATCTGAGAATCAGATAACTTTAACAAATAATTCTGGTGATTTTAGTAGAATTAGAAGTAAAAGAGGTTTAGTTCTAGCTGCTGACTTTGATACTGATTCGGGCGCGCAACAAAGTTTTATGGCTTTTGAAACTGATAATGCCGAAAGAATAAGAATTATTGCAGGTGGTGATGTAGGTATTGGAACAACTAGCCCAGATACAAAATTACACGTAAAAGGAACTGATAATAGTAACCCTGTATCTGTTACAATAGAAAATGCTGGTACTAATCAAGCTGCTTTAAAATTAAAAAATTCTGAAAGAACATTTTCTTTGGAATCAGATGACGACCAATTTAGAATTTTTGATTCTGATGAAAGCGCAACAAGGTTCCAAATACATTCAGATGGTGCAATACGCATAGGTACAACAACAGAGACTGCTTATGGTGCAAAAACATTTATTCAAAACGATGTTAGCGATGCAAATGCTTGTTTAACTCTTAGGCATGTGCAAACTGGTGACAGAACTATGATGGCATTTGTAGTTGGTTCAGACGTAGTAGGAAGAATCAATGAAGCAAGTGGTACAATATCTTTGGTTCAAGGATCTGATTATCGTCTTAAAGAAGACATAATTGATATGGATACTGCTGTTGATAAGGTAAAACTATTAAAGCCACGTAACTATGCTTTAAAGAAAAATGGAGTTCGTTTTGATGGATTTATTGCTCATGAATTAGCTGAGGTATGTCCTCAGGCTGTATTTGGTGAAAAAGATGCAATGAGAATGGAGCCGTATGAAGGAGGTACTCGAGAAGTAGAGGACCATCAAGGTATTGACCCAACAAAACTTGTACCACTTTTAACCAAAGCACTACAAGAAGCCCTTACTAAGATTGAATCCCTAGAAGCTAGGGTAGCCGTCCTTGAATCCTAATGCCTTATAACCGTTTACTTCAGTCCGTACAGGTAGCCCTTGAGAACAGAACTCAAAGGGATGCACTACTTGCTATGGATGAGGTCGTGGACTTCTGCATAGAACACGAAAATGGTAAGGTATTCGATGGTTGGGACAAAGAACTAATACGTCTTATGGTAGCCTATCACTGGGCTAAGAAAACTATCATTGTTCACTACAACGATGACGATGATATACAGGGTGTATTTATGTGGTATAATTGCAACGCAGACGATGGATGGGATTTTATAAATAATTGGGAACCTGATAGAAAGGACGGAGATAGTATATTTTTAGCCTTTTTATTTGCTGAAAGTAAGGATGCTTTTAAACAGCTTACAGAGGATTTTTTAGAGCGTTGCCCCGAAGCATTAGAAAAAAATAAAATTGGCATACGTCATAGAAGTGGTTTTCCAAAACGAGTAAATTACGACAATAGACTTTTTAAAAAAATATTAAATAATTAAATATTATGGGTAAGGGAAGAACAACAATACAAGCACCAGATCCTATAAATCCAGGTCAGGCTCAAGGAGAATATCTTTTTGGACAAAACTTTACAGATTTTCAAGGTGTTACTGATCCTAGATTACAAAATCGCTTAATAGCATCAGAACGAGCTTTTCGTCCTCAATATACTGCTCTGGAGTTAGCTGATATTCAGACACTGGCTCAAGGTACACAAGCAGGTCAAGCGAATCCTGAGTACCAAAGATTACAACAAGAACTTGCTGGATTAAGGGCAGGCGATCAAACTGCAGTAGCAGGAGCAAATGCAGAATTACAAAGACAATATGAAATTGAAGCAAATGCTATTTATCCAGAGCCAGATAGACCTGAAAATAAAGATAAAAAACAAGAACGTCTAGATAAGATTCAAAAATACATTGATGATAAACTAGCAAGTCCTGTAGAAAGAAATGCAGCAAGGGCTGAAAGAATAGCTACACTTGAAGCACAACTTGCTAGTACTCCACAGACCCTTGAGGCAACACCTGGATTATTTGGTTTATTAGGAGATGCTTCAAGAGATGCTGCTCAGTTGCAAAGAGAACAACTTGGATTACAGCGAGAAGCTGATGTTGCGGCATTAAGAGAGTTCTCACCACAAGTTGTAGACGCTTATCGTCGTGCTGATCCATCAAGTGCTAATTTAGCTCAATTATCTGCTGAAAGAGCTGGAGATTTTAGTATTCGTGAACAAGAACTAAAAAATAGTGTTGATGCTTTTAATTCTGTGCAAAGAAAGTTACTTGAAGCTGGTGGCGATCCTAGAGGAAAAGATTTTAGAAACGCTTATAAAAGCCAAAAATTTAGAGATAGTTTAACAGATGGAGAAGCGTATTACTTGTATCAAGCAGGTTTCATAAATGCTGATAAATCACCTAAAAAAAGATTTGATGTTGTGGACTTCCAAAAGGAAGCTCGCAATGCTGAAGCAGATATAAAATCAATACAAGATGGTACGTTTCAACCTGACCCTTCTGACAAAATAGGAGCAGTAGGTGAGACATTGCTTGGTAGGGGAGTACAAGATGCTAGTTTATCAGAACAAGAGTTAGAAAGAAGAGGACTAGCTGATACCTTTTTTACAGGACAAACTCCTACTAAAGACGAAATAAATTTACGTACTAGAGGCACAGCCGATGTTTCTTCAGAATTAAGAGATGCTGGTGATACAGAGCAAACAGTGCAAGCGCGAGGCCTAGCTGATGCTTTTGCAGCTCGTGAAGCAGCTACAGATGCAGAAGAATCTATACGTACCAGAGGCACAGAAGATATATTTGCAGATAGAGAAGCTGCAACAACAGGCGAACAACGATTACGAGAAAGGGCTAGGCTAGATACGTTTGCACAGCGTGAGGCTCCTGGCATGAATGAAAAGCGTTTAGCAGAGAGAGCAAGACGAGATATTTTTGCGCAGCGTGAAGGTGCAGGAATAGGTGAGCAGCGTTTACAAGAAAGAGCAAGACGAGATATTTTTGCACAACGTGAGGGTGCTACTGCAGGAGAAAGGGCTTTACAGGCACGAGGGCTAGCTAATCTTGGATCCGGACTAGGGGCAGCAAGTATAGCTGAAAGGGCTATACAAGCAAGGTCATTAGGTGATTTAAATGCGCGGTTGCAAGCTGCTTCTGGAGCTGAACAGGCTTTAGCAGGACGTGGACTTGCAGATGCATTTGCAGGTCTTCGAGCTGCTTCAGGAGCCGAAAGAGCTTTAGCAGGACGTGGACTTGCAGACATAAATGCACGTCGTGAAGCAGCAAGTTCTGCGGAACGACAGTTGCAGCGAATGGGTATGACTCTTGGTGACCTGTCTCCTACCGAACAAGAGGCATTAATTTCTGGCAGAGGTTCTGAATTTATTCAATCCACTGGCGAGCTTACACCTTTAGAATTAAGACGCGCACAACAAGCAGCTAGACAAGCATCGGTTGCTCGTGGAAGAGGACTAGGACAAGGAGCTTTAGCTGACGAGATAGCAAATCGTTTTGCTCAAGAAACAAATAAAAGAGAACGTGAAATAGCATTAGGAGCGCAGTTACTAGGTCAAGAAGCAAGTATGCGTGGAACAAGGCTTGGTCAAGGAGCAGGTTTACTACAAGACTCCGAAGCATTAGCAGCACAGCGCAGATTAGAACAATTACAACGTCAACAATTAGGAACGCAGACTTTAGATCAAGCTGAGGGATTAGCTGCACAGCGTCGTGCTGAACAACTACAGCGTCAGATGTTTGGATCACAAAATCTTGCTCAGGCGGAGGGTCTAGCAGCACAACGAAGGGCTGAACAATTCCAACGTCAACAGGCTGGACTACAGGGACTTGGTTTAACAGATGATCAAATTGCTCGTCGTATGCAACAACAGTTACAACGTCAAATGTTTGGAGCGCAAAATATAGAGCAAGCTGCAGGATTAGCGGAACAACGTAGAGCCGAACAATTACAACGTCAACAAACCGGCGTTCAGACAACGGCACAGGCTGAAGCATTAGCTGCACAAAGAAGAGCTGAACAGTTACAACGTCAACAAACTGGTATAGCTACAACTGGACAAGCTGCAGAATTAGCTGCACAAAGAAGAGCCGAACAATTCCAAAGACAGCAAGCTGGTGTAGATACCACTGCACAATCGGAAGCATTAGCTGCACAAAGAAGGGCTGAGGAGCTTCAGCGTCGTCAAACTGGTATACAAACGCTTGGGCTAGCCGATGATATGGAAGCACGTCGTAGGGCAGAGGAGCTTCAGCGTCAACAGGCAGGAATACAAACACTTGGACTTGCTGGCGACTTAGAGGCTGCTCGAAGACAAGACCTTTTAAATAGGCAGCGATTTGGGGTATCTACACTTGGATTAACGGATGACCAAGCTGCTCGTCGTAGAGCCGAACAATTACAAAGACAACAATTTGGAACAAGTGTTCTTGGTCTTACAGAAAACCTAGCAGCTCGTCGTAGAGGAGAGGAGCTACAGGGTATACAGTTAGGCTCAGGGTTGATTGGACAACAACAAGGACAGCAATCCAATCGTTTAGGTCAAGCGTTCGACATGAGCAGAAACTTGTCCGGTGATTTAGGTAACATTATCTTAGGTCGTCCTTCATCAGCTATTCAACTAGGACAACAGACACTAGGACAAGCTCAAGCAGGTGCTGCAGGTCCTATGGGTCCTCAGTTGTTTGATCCTAACGTAGGTATAAATATGGCATTACAAAACCAAGCTAACCAGTTCGGCTTACTTGGCGCGCAGGCGCAGGCTGATGCAACACGTAGTGCAGGTGGACTTGGATTTGCTGGTGGTATACTAGGTGGAATTTTATCAAGACCGTAAGTAAATTTTAGGAGGATTATAATAAGATGGCATTTCAAACAGGAACACAAGTTAACCCTAGCTTAGGGGCATTGGACTTCAGCGGATTTACTAACGCAGCTAATATACAGGCTGCTAGTCTTGCTAGTCTTGGTGATGCTATAGGTGGAGCCATAGAAAAATACAATAAGAAAAAAGAAGACGAGGTAAATATAGAAACATTACAAGGTTTATTGAACGTTGATCAAGAGCAAGCTAGATCTATATACAAAGATCCTACTGTTAGAAGCGCATACGAATTTACTAAAAAGCAAGAACAAGCCAGAGAGTTAGCTAATATAAAAGCGCAAAATGATTTAAGTGCTAGAGAAGAAAAAATTAATCTTGTAATGAGAGCAAACCCTGGTTTATCATACAAAGATGCTGCTAACGTAGCATTAGGGATTGTAGAGGTCGTACAAAACCCAGCAACCAATCAAGTATCTTTAGTAAATATATTAGATGCAACAATGACTCCTGTTTCTGAAACTACAATAGAAACACCAGATGATGGCGGTGTTATTGATACATCAAATATGGGCGTTACAGGAACTGGTACTCCTCAAGAAACATTATTTGAGCTTGTAGATCTAAATATAACAGGTGCTGCTCCTACAATTCTAACAAAACTTCAAGGAATTTTAGGTGGACTTACTGGTGCTGATCTTAATATTCAAAGTCCTGAAGTTATAGAGGCTCAACAAACCTTTAAGACTGAGCAAGAATACATAGTTAAGGCACTAAGAGCAAGTCCAAAAGTGTTAGCTACTGAGATGAGCAATTTAGCTGAGGCCTTAGACATATCTCCTGGTGTCTTTACGGACGCAAAAACTTTAAGATCTAAAATGCGTAGTATTGATAAGACAATAACCAATAGAATTAATGACATAAACAAAACTTTAGAAGACCCTGAATATCCGATGCGTGAAAAAGGAGAGCTACGTAGACTTCGTACTGATTTAAGCAACTTTCAAAAAAAGTTAGGGGTTCCGAAGGTAATGCCAGGTGAAACTCAATCTGTAAACTTATCTACTCTTGATCTTGCTGAACTAGCTAGACAAGAAAAAGCAAGAAGAGGATTAAAATAAAATAATGGCAATAGATCTTTCAAGATTAAGTGATTCAGATTTAGATGCTCTTGAACAAAATGATTTTTCAAAAATATCTAATGAAGGTTTAGATATTTTAGAGAATGCTACATTCGTCGAGAGTGTTCCTGTTGAAGAGCCTATAACAAATAAGCGCACTAAACAAAGCCGTGCATTTATGCAAAACAGAGCATCTGTTGATCCTACTAAAAGAGGCTCTCAAAGAGAAGATTCCGATGATCTTGGGTTCATGCCGTTTCTTAACAGAAGCCTAGCCCAAATAGCAGGTAGTCCTGTTGATGTAACTAACGCATTATTACAAAGCATAGGTTTAGGTTCAGAGCAACCATTTGGTGGTAGCCAAAGCATTCGCGCAGGTATGGAAGCGATTGGCGCACCAACACCCGATAGAGATCCAGAAACATTTGCTGAAACTGCTGGTACAGTAGCAGGTGAAATAGCTGCATTTAGCGCACCGGTAAGTGCTACCGCTTTAGCCTTGTCAAAAGGCTCAGGTACAGTAGCGAATATATCAAAAACACTTATTAATGACTTAATAAATAGACCTGTCAGAACAGCAGCTACTGAAGCCGCGCTTGTTTCTCCTATAGCGTTAGCTCGTCAAGCAGGAGAGTCTGGAGACTTGGGTCCAACACAACAGATTCTTGCTGAAACTGCTGCTGGGGTTCTGCCGGCTACCGCAGTACAAACTGCTTCTAAATTTACACTGGGTAATCTTGGTCTAAAAGCCATAGCACCATTTACCCAAGCTGGTGCAAAAGCAAGAGCCGCTAGACGTGTTCAAACATTAGCAGAAGATCCACTAGACGCTGCAAGAAGAATAGAAGATCTAAGAGGCACAGACCTATTGCCTGCTGCTCGATCAGAAGATCCAGGTCTAATGGCCTTAGAAGAAACTGTTATTAGAGAAACGCCACAACAAAGTTCTCAGATGTCTACTAAGCGTTCTGACATAATGAACGATTTATCAAATACAATTATTAAAAGCGGTAATGCAGCCAGTACACAAGACTTCTTCAAACTAAGAGCAGAAAGACTAAATCTAGCTATGCAAGCAAGGATTGAAAAAGCTACAGAAGAAGCTGCTGATGCTTTACGCATACTTGGTGATGAAAACCTAAGCCCAACAGAAGTGCGTCAATCATCCAATCAAATAGTAAGAGATGCACTTGAAAGAGCTTTAGATGACGCTAAAAAACAACAAGACGAGTTATGGAAAGCTATACCACAGAGTGCCAGAGGACCTGTTAAAAACACTATACAAACTTACAAAGATATAGTATCAAGAACTGCGAGCGCACAGATAGGTGATATTCCGGATTCAGCTAAACGAATTATAGGACCTAGCGCAAGAAGAAAGGGAAGGGGTCGAGTAACACGTACAACAGTAAGAGAGCTTGATGGTTTATATAAGAAATTAGGAGAAGAGGCTAGAGATGCTAGAGCATCAGGATTCTTTAACGAAGCTAGAATCGCGGAAGACCTTAGAGAGGCTATTTTAAACGATTTAGGTAGCTTTACGTCAGATGAAGTATTTGTATCAGAGGCTATTGATGCCGCACGAACTTTTAGCCGTCAAATGAATGAAAAATTTAACCGAGGCCCAGTTGGTAAAATACTTGCTTTTTCAAGAGAGGGCGGTGAAAAGATTGCTACTGAATTAACTATTTCTACTATATTGCAACCAGGAGTAAAAGCAACGATTGGCTTTGAGGCTTTAAAAAAAGCAACAGATGATCCACTAGCCTTTGAAGCTATTTCTAACTTTCTAAAATCTAAGTTTTTCAGCCAAGTAGTTGATCCAACAACTGGTAGAATACGTAATCAATCTTCTGTGGATACTTTTTTAAGACAAAATGAAGATATACTTGATTTAGTTCCAACTGTAAAGGCTCAGTTAACCACAGCTAGAGATGCAGATGATGCTTTAAGATTAATTACAAACAGATCAGATGCTTTGAGAAAGAGTCTAGATAATCCTAAAATATCAAGTTTTGCATCAATAATTAATCAACCTGCGGACGTAGCAATTAATCAAGTATTTAATAATGTTGATCCACAATCAGCAATGCAACGATTAATCAATGCCGCAAGAAAGGATAAATTAGGTCAAGCGTCTGATGGATTAAAATCATCAGTTTCAGAGTACTTAATAAACAGAATTACTACTGGTAGATTAGATAGTCAAGGAAGGCCAGTATTAAATGGATTAGAATTACAACGGTTACTAAAAGATACAAAAGTATCTAAAACTCTAAGTTTAATATTTAATCCACAAGAACTTTCGGAGTTAAGTAATGTTGCTAAACAGATGTCATCTTTGCAACTACAATCACAAATAAATCCATTAACAAGAATATCAGATGACCGTGCTGGATTTATTGTAGAAAAAATTGCTCAAATTATTGGTGCTAAAATTGGGGCTAAATTATCTAGCACTTCTGGTGGGTCAATACAATCAGCATCCATTGGCTCTACTGTTGCTAGAAAGTGGTTGAACAATTTAACTTCTAGAACAGCAAAACAATTATTAATTGATGCAGTCCGTGATCCAGAGCTAATGGTGACTCTGTTGCAACATAGAACTGCTAACAAAGCCAATGAGAGAGTAATACGAAACTATATGATCTCTCCATTAGGATCCAGGCTAGTTGACCCAGAACTATTAGAGGAAGCCAAAGAAGAGGCTAAGGCTTTTGCAGGTTCTCCTAAATCTAAAAAAATTGGTCAGCAACGAGGCCGTGGGACACGTTAAAAAAAACAAATAAAAAAGGGCTGCTCCGCGAAATTGATAAAACGGAACAGCCCCAAGGATTGAACAAAAGGGAGGACTATGAAAACCTCACTTCGCTTGGGATTACTCCTTCAGCTTACCTTGTATTTTATATGTGAACCAACTAACACACAAACCACCGTGTGATAGAATAAGTATATCATGCCTGACTTGTGTTCTTATGTCAAGAAGAATGCTCTAGCCTATGACAGTTCGAGCATAGAAGTTCGCACTTTTCTAACTCCTGTAGGAACTCCTCCTTAGTGCCGGACCTAACAAAGTCCCTTATGGATTTTAGTTTTTCGTGACCAGGTAAATGGTGACAATCGAACTGCACTGCCTGTCCCTTGAAGTGACACCTGCTGCAGACATAGCCACCAAAAAAATCTTCTATAATTTTCCGGTACCTAACAGTCCGCTTCTGGTGTTGCTTCATTCTATATGAATTGTGAAAAGTCCTCCATCCTTTGGGTTGCTTTGTAGAAGTTGATACGGCCTTGGGAGTAACCAATGCCCTCTCTTTGTTTTGCAAGAGTCCACCGCACAAAGTCAGCTTGCTCTTCTTTCTCCGACAAAGTTTGCCAAAGAAATATTATACTATCAGCGTCCTGTTCTAAGGCTCCACTCTCACGTAGGTCAGACATAATAGGTGACCGATCATCCTTCTCTGATTCACGGTTCACCTGAGCCAGCAATATAACTGGTACGTCAAGATCCTTAGCAAGCAACTTCATCTCACGGCTAATCTCTGCTACCTGTTGCTCTCTCGATATATTCTGAGACATAGGCTTGATCAACTGGCAGTAATCAATAATGATTCCATTTAAGGAATGCTTTCGGTGCATACCTCTTGCCGTGGCTAGTATGTGGTCAAGCTTGTACACTCGGTCACGGATATGGCACTTCCATCCCTTTACAATTTTTGTGGTGTCCTTCAGTGCCTGTACCCTATGCTCTGGAGCTAGTCCATCTTCGAACCTACGCATATTAAGATTCGAGTGAATACTAAATATACGCTTCATAATCTGACTAGCACCCATCTCTAGATTAAAGAGAAGTGCTGCATTGTTATTCATGCAGGTGTTACGTAGAAAGTTCAGAGCGTAGGCGGTCTTACCGCACCCTGGTCTTGATGCTAGTACACAGAGTTGACCTGGTCCGTAGCCATTCCTGTAAAGCACATCGTCGATGGATTGAATACCAGTTTTTAAATACTTGCAATAATTAACCTTACTGGTAACGTCCTTGTAAGTCTCATCGACAATACTTTCTAGGGTATCTTGTGACGGAGCTAGTGAAGATATACTATCGCAATGGCTCTGAACAGTAGTAAGGATCTCTTCTGATTCCTTGCCCTCAGATAGCGCATCTTTAATTGTAAGTGACAGCCGAGACAGTCTACTTGTTCTGTAGCCCTCTACCATTTCCGTGACTAGATTACTGTAGTGCAGTTCACTTAGCCCATCGTCATTAATTGACCATACCTCGTTAGGCTTTAGTTCATTGTCACCTTTTTGTAGATGAGTAAACAGCGATACCGTATCAAGGACTACACCCTTGGAATCCAGTTCGCACATAGCGTCCCACATAGCACGTGTATCGTACGCTAGGAAAAACTCAGAGCTTATGCCAGCTTCTCTTGCTTCTGTTAGTAAAGCATTGGAGCCGTCATTGATTTCTGCTTTGAGTATAGTCCCTAAGAGACTTCTTTCTAATTCTTTCATAGTATTTATATTTAATGTTAAGATAAAAAAAGGGGAGAGGACTTACCCCCTCCCCTTGTACCACTAACCCTAAAAAGGATCGTCCTCTACAGCAGCAGCGGTCGGTTGACTTAGGACACTGCCTCTTCGATATTGCTCAGGCTGTTTGTCCTCGTCAAGACGTGTTAGTCTTAGGTTCATAACAGGTCCTGACTTGCTTTGGTTCTTCCATGCAGCTGCACGATACTTACCAGCTTGAGTTACCTCAAGTGTTCCTGTTGCGTGAGGCGCAGAATCGGACTCACGGTTACTCTCGGGGAATAGCACCCCTGTGTTTTCATTATTGTATTTAGTCATATTGATTATGGTTAGTTAGAAATCAAAATTTGTACTAACAGTAGCCATTGGCGTTTTTGGCTTCTTGCCATGATCGTTGGTAGCATCAGCGTCTTTTGTATCATCGATAGCAAAGAGTCCATTGAGTGCGTACTTACGTGCGTAAGAACTAGCGGAGCCAGTAATCTGTGAATCGTCCATACCCTTGCGTGACTCAGCTTCTCTTGCAAAGCCCTGTACTTGTATAGAATAATCCGATTCAGCTTCAGCTAGGACTGCGGTGGCTTTGACATATACTCTGCCCTCTACCCCAACTATATCGTCGGAGAGAACAAGCGTACAACTGTACTCAGATAGTAACGGTTTTACTGCTGTGAGTATGTCTTCAGCGGAGCGATACGAGTACCCTCCGAACTTATTAGTCTGCCCCTTAGGAGCTTTGAGGGATGACTGAATCCCTTGTAGTTTTTCATGTATGGTTCTTTTTTCCATATTTATGTTTAGTTAATTCACGGAATAGTTTGGTTCGTTCTGAGGCGTTAGAACATTCCATGAGTTGTATTCGTTTCGCCCCTAGATCTACTAAAGTGGCTTTCTGTTCTTGTGATGTCAAGCATTTAAATTTTTTGCATAGTTGAGTTAGTCCTACTGGGTGCAGTACATCGAGTTGCTTTCTCTCTAAGTAATTGGCTATACTTCTTAGAACGGATGGTAGCTCTTTTGGCTCAACTTGGCATCTTCTGAACGCGAAGTTTTCTATCTTGCCTAGCAAAGCATTACCTACCCTGGACACTACGCCTCGTACCATACCAGACTTGTGACAGTGATCCACCACCCAGTCCGAGGTCTTGCGTAACAATAAGGGACACCGCTTGGGTGTGTTCTCAGTCCTCCACTTCTTCAGTCTGCTCTGCGGTAGGTACATCCTCGTACAATATTTTTAGTAAGTCCTTGAGATTCTTTTTCTCTTGGCTGAGTTGCTTACGCTGCTCTAGCATTCTTTCGATTCTAAATGACATTGTGCGTGACTCCTGACGAATCATGTCAATGCGTGTCTGTATACGCTCTACATTACTTTCTATTTGTGATATGCTCATTACTTTTTAAATGCACGGAGTTGGTTTTGCTCAAGCGCATAGCCCCTTCCGTAACCTAGGTCTTGTATATTTTTGTCGTTGATTAGTTCTTTCTTCCAGCACCAGCCGACTATCTTTACGGTCCACCGATCAGGTGTAAGGCACATAATGTACATATCCACATCTCGGTTTTCTTTTAGTGTAGCTAGTAACTTTCCAAATTCGTGTTGAGTACTCTTCACATCGTAGGTGTACCCCTTCATAGTACCATCGGCCGTGCCGGATCTTGGACTCAGTCCCATATCAAAGAATGTATTGAAGTGCTTAGACACTGCGTACTCAGCCGTGACTCCCTGAGCGTCTATGTCTAATCCCGACATATCAGCATGCTTCTTATCTTGGACATTATTGCTACGTGACATTACAGAGCGTAGGTGTCCTATGTGCCGACACATCATTACCTCCTCATCAGTAAGCTCAATCTTAATCATTCCGTGATTCCATCGCTGTATGAACATTGACCAGTAAGTTTCCTTTCTAAGTTTGCTAAGGCTCGCCACGCTACCTTATCCCACTCTTCTTCAATCATGTGGCGCATAAGCGCATCCAGTTCGTCTTTGGACTTCTCGGGATCCCAATGCACTGGTTGGCCAGGGTGATGCTGTTGACCGCCAAGATAGCTTACATGCGATACCCTAGCTATAGCGTGAGGAAAGTATTTTATTACCCCTGAATATACAGGGTAAGTCTTGCGTTCTTTTGCGTCAGTTGGTAATGGTTTCATATTATTGTTTTACTACAGGTTGCATTCTTAACATCCAATAAAGGTTTGCAGCAGTCTTGGCTACTCTTATACCCCACTGAGTTTCTTCTTCGGTCCACTCGTAGTGCATATGCTCTGCTGTATCGCAGTCCACTATGACCGAGCGTATCTTTGGGAGGTAAGGAAGTTTTTGTAACTGCATAATCATATAAGCCTCGATAGCTAATTGCGAGCAGTCCTTTTGATATCGTTTAGCCTTGCCCTTAGTATTAACTCTGCACTTGTAATCAGCTAAAAATATTCTTGAGTCCTTCATACCTACGAAGTCAACTGAGCCAGCTATCTTAATACCACCGTGACTTACAAGTTTCTCACAAGCAATGACTTGCACATTGTTTTCCGTGATCCAATCTAAAAAGGGCAATGCCCACTTATCCCAACAGGACTCACCAGGATCCTTTTGTATTCCTAGTATCTGATGGTTTATCATACGCTCTATTGTAGCGTGAACCGATGTTCCAAATTCATGAGATGGTATTAGCTCACCGTCTTTTGGGTGAGGCCTTGTACCGTATACCATCTCTGTAAGGTCAGACCACGGCAAATCTGGATTGTCTCTCGCAAGTTCAGTCAGCATTCTAGGCTTGTACACATCATCAAGGAACGAGTCCTTGACTATGCCTAATACAGTTGTAACCGATGGATAAACATCTTCTCCAGCCTTGCGAGCTTGTGCAGGAGTACCCACCTCGGCCTCAAACTGAGGCTCTGATGGGTTCTTGCAACTGTAAAAATGACTCATAGTTCTTCCTGATCAAGGATAAAATTCAGCCCATCCCTAAGAGCATCAAGGTCAGTATAATCTTGTTTTACGTAATCAAACTTAAAAAGCTCTGCGCCTTCAGGACACATAATTAATATACTCCTTTTCGTTTTATCTATAATGTTATCAGTATAAACAGTACTCAATTTTTTGTGAGCCAATAGAGCTAACAGCTGAGTGTCTGATCGAGGTACAATTTCACTCCGTACAGGCATAGTGTACTGATCTCCCTCATCCAACATCCCTATACGAAGTTCATTGAATCGTCCCCAGTCATTCATTACTGAAACTACCTCGTCTTGAGGTAATGTGGCTGCTGGCCCTTGCGGGTAAGTATGTATTTTTATTTTCATGTATTTATTGGTTGGTTCGTTTTGTGTAGGCACAGCTCCACTTAAAAACTGTGCAAGAAAATTCTAGTGCTATGTAACAGCGATCGGATGTTAAGTAAAAGCATTCTAGTAATATGGTTCAGCTATTGATTGCTATGGGTTCCACCTAATTCTATTTAGAGTCCCCAAAAAAGCTATGTCAAGCAAAAAAGTTTTTTTTTGGTGGTTCTCCTTGATTATCAACGATATTTAATTTCTTACACGATTCACTATATGAGGTAAATTAAGCCTTCCTTTAGCTGCATAGTACTGATTTATATCTATGCTACTTTCTTTAATAACTTCGTCTAGAGTCTTGTGGCTGTTACGCGCAGTATCGTTTACTCTCCTAGCCTCAGCATCAATTCTTTCCCTAGCCTTTGCCTTCTTAGCCTTAAACATAGCTGGATTGAAGATACCTCGCCTGATCGCTAAGTCTCGTAATGCTTCAGGTCTACCGTCCCATGGCGTACCCTTGGCTGCCTGAGGCCACTTCATGCCATCTTCTTCAATTCTTTTGATTACTAACGCTAGCCAATTAGCTTCAGCTTCAGGGCTAACGCATATCTTTTGTCTTCCTGGTCGACGCTTGACTGGTTCTACCATATCTCCAGTCTTAAGTAACTCACGATATTTTTGGGTCATTGATTTGCAAAAATCTAAAGTAGATCTTGCTGGTTCGTAATACATTATTTTCCTCTTGTTAATAGTTAATTATTAGTCGGTTATGTTTCTTAACATATCGTGTTGAATGTCAACAAAGTAATGTTCGTGTTCTATTGGTTTGTCTATATCTCCCTCAAATGACAGTTTGAGCCAATTATTAATTTGAGGTTGAATAGTAGCTCGTTTTAAATAGCCATTAAAAACATATACATCGTTTTCATCGCCCGATCTTCGTATTGATAATATGGTGATTTGATTATTCCTCATAGTATTAGTTGGTTAGTGTTTCTTCGTAGTAAGTTTCGAAGTCGTGCCTTTCGTTAGTAGCAATGTGACCTATGTGATTTATGTAGTGCTGCGGTGCGCCGTAACAGTAAGTGTTTTCGTGTTCAGTGATTGACCATATTTGATTATCGTCAAAACCTGCGTCCTTAGCTTCTTGCCAAGAATCAAACCAGTCCCCCGATTCTCTACCTATTTCCTCAAATGGAAACTCTCCTTTTATTATTTTCATATTTTGCGTGGTTAGTTTATTTGATATTGGCTAGATCATAGTCTTGGTCGAACTGGTAGGATTCGATATTCCACTCGCCCTCTCCGTCATTTACGCAATGAGCTTTTAATTCGTCCATATCTTCAAACCAGTAATGTATGTCGTTATCAAATCCAAATTGGTTGTCTGACCATTCGTCTTCATCTCCCCAAACTAGATAAGGATCAGCACCAACTGCTACTAAAGTCGGCGGTGATGAATCATCAGAGTTGTCACTCCATTTCCATTCGATCCGATATACTTTAATTTCTGTTTTCATAGTATTAGTTGGTTAGTGGTTAGAATATGCAATCAATAATGACTGCGATTGTTATAAAGGCAATGGAGCCAGTAGTTGTAAAGAAGATAAGTATTGCATCTTCAGCGTGTTTCTCAGTCTTTACTGCCTGAGTTTTTACTAGGTCTTTGATTAGTGTTTTCATAGTTGGTCTTGCTATCGCACTCTGTGTGTTTGTGTGTTTATTGGTTAGATAGTAATTCATTACGCCAAGCGTTAGCATATTTTAAGGCGGTCTTTTTGTTTGCAAGTGGGTCTTCTGTCGATATATGAACTCTTTTAATTGTGCGGTCTGTCTTGCTGTCTATGTCTTGCTCAATTAAGACTGGCAGAAAAGCGTCAAGACCTTGATAAGTGATTTTTTTGGTTGCGGTGTGTATTTTCATAATGTGTATTATTTTGTTGGTGTTCTGTAACGAATACCTTTAGTGATTAAAGGGATTCTACTGCGTCAAATAGCTTTTGAGCAGGGACGTCAAAAGGTAGCTTTTCAACAAGTAGGAACTCGTTGAAGAACTCCACGGCAAGCCTTTCTACAATTAAAGAAGCAATGCTACCCATTACCTTATCAAGATAATCTTCACCATCATGGCAGCCTTGTACTTGGCTTTCGGCATCATTGAAATATTCCATTTCTTCCATAGTGCCAAAGCGAGCCACGTTGCAAATTTGCCAAGTGTCATAATAGTAGATGACAAAGTCACTTGCTATATACTGAGAAGCTTCTCTAATTTCGTCTTCATAAAAGAAGCCGTCAATTTCACCATATTGATCCAGTGCTTCTTTGATATCTTCGCGGTTATCTTCAATGTGATTTTGAACTGACTTCTTAACAAGTTGTTCAAGGTCATAGAATGATTGTATTTTTTCCATAGTATTTTTATTTTATGTTTATTAAGCTTTATTGCTTAATAGATCGTATTTAAGCATACATTATATATTATTGCAAGCTTTTTTTTCAAGATAATTAATAGCACTTAATTAAGCTAATATATAGGAGGGATAGTATCTCTCTTTTACTCCTTTATAATAGGTTGATTAACTTGGTATAGATTGTCTTGAATACATCTAGCCAATGCAAAAGAAATAATCCTTTCATATGAAAAGCAATTCCTAATAAGAAATACACGTAAAATATTTATTATATTAGTGCAAAAGCTAAGGGGGGGAGGGGGTAAGCTAGTTGCATTTGTCTGTGTATATATATCATCAGACACCCCCTTAAAAAATATCCTTCTCATAGGGACTTAGCTCCCGGACTCCCCCTTGTATTACTCAGTATGGTTACTGCTCTGATGGGGTTCCCTTCATCGATCGCTGAATCCGGATTCTATGTTTCATGAAAATAGGTGTCAAGCATAAAATCAGATATTTTTATTGACATATCTGTAAGTGCTTCCTATCAAAGAAGTAATGAGTCAAAAAAATCTTACTGATGAGGAACTCAAACTGGATCTGATGTCCAGTATTTCAGAGAGTATACAGGCCGTAGCAAAGGAGAAGGAGTCCTTGAAAATGAATAGTCTTAGTAGAACTGAACCTAGAAAGGTGGCCGAGATACTGTATCACTACGCTATGGGCGAGACTCAGACTAAAATAGTAAAAAAGTACAAGTTCGCTAGGAGTACAGTGATTTCCGTTCTCACGGATTATGCGGACTATCTAGGCAAGTTCAGAGAAGTAACAGGTAGACTAGCTGCTAGGAACTATTTGAATCTTAGTTCACTAGAAGAGGATCTCATTGAAAAGGTCAGAGGTAGATTGGAGGCGGATCCTGACTTCGAAGTTACTTTCCGTGACTTAAAGGAGCTATCCATAGCTAAGGCTAACGCAGGTAGGGAGGCATTGACGGCTAGAGGTGAGGCTACACAGATCACGGAAGATAGGAAGGTGTACAGCCAGGAGGACTACGAGGCTACTATTCAGGCTGCCAAAGAAAGAATGAAGAAGATAAAAGAGCAAAGCGTTGATGCAGAGCTAGTTAAAGAAGATGGATGAACAAATAGCCGGCAAAATAAAAGAGATACTAGGGGAGTTCTACCCTAACTATATTGTATTAGTCCTTGATGAAGAAGGAGAAGTGCAATCAAGGTGTACTAGTTTCTCTGTAGGACGTATGCTAATTAAGGAAGCTGCCCTAGAGTTCTGTGACGATAATACAGAAATACTTTACGAAGATGAATAATTGTTCTACGTGGAACTTATATTTACAGAGCATCCTTTTCTAGAAACTCCTACAGATGAGGAGATAGTTACTCTTGGTGAGATGGATCCCAAGTTACTTGCTTCTTTGCATGAGGCTCATGAGGGTAGGATACGTTCTGCTGAAGAAGATCCACTGCGTCACGGATTTGAGTTACCAGGGTGGAGCAGAATGCGAGATGCCCTCAAGGACTTTGATGAAGTTATTACCTTCGGAGGAAACAGAAGTGGTAAGACAACTGGTTGTGCCAAGATGGTTATGGAAGCAGTAACTAATAATATGGATGGTCATATTGTATGCTTCAGTCAGAACGCTGACACATCTATTAAAGTACAGCAAGCTGCTGTATGGTCTATGATGCCCAAGGAGTTTAGAAAGAAAACAAAAAGTATTGAAGGATATATTAATTATAGTATGCAAAACGGTTTTACCGGTAGTAGTTTTATATTTCCAGATACTAGAACTAGAGTTGATTTCAAAACTTACACGCAGTTCAGCAATAACCAAACTATTCTAGAAGGTTTTGAGTTCGGTTTCCGTAATCCTACAGGGACAAATATAGGGGCGTGGCTTGATGAGTACCTAGGGGATGCAGCACTAGTCAACACCCTACGCTTTCGTCTAGCGACCAGAGATAGTAAGATGCTTCTAGGTTTTACTCCTATTGATGGGTACACACCCTTTGTTGCTGAATATCTCAAGGGTTCTGAGACACTAGAGACTAAGTCAGCAGTTCTTTTAGGAGGAGAACAAGTACCAGTAAAGCAGTACAGCCCTGAACGTGATGCTGGTGTAGTGTACCTGCACTCGGACGAGAACCCATTCGGGGGCTATGACCGTATAGCTAAGGATCTAAAGAACGCAAACCGTGACACAATTATGGTCCGTGCGTATGGATTACCCACAAAATCAATGACTTCACTGCTACCAAACTTTAGTCCAGAGGTAAATGTGCTAAATAATACACCTAACAAACACGGTATATCGTTCCCTGACAAGGACTTACTAACTTGGTATCATGTAGTTGACCCAGCTTTTGCTAGGAATTATGTTGCAATATGGGCAGGAGTATCAGAAGAAGAAGAGATATTTATACGTAGAGAGTGGCCGGACAGAGATACATACGGTGAGTGGGCATTGTTCGGCGATCCAAAGTGGCGTAAAGGTCCAGCCTCAGAGAAACTAGGCTATGATGTAGAGAAGTACTGCGAGTTATTTAAGGAGATTGAAGAAGAGTTAGGTATCGAGGTCACGGAACGTATAGGTGACTCCAGGTTCTTTGCTAAGGAAAACGAGAACAATGTAGATTTATTCACGGCTTTTTATGACTTCGGTATGAACTTTACACCATCGGACGGACAACAGGAGGGCATAGGTAACACAAGCCTAGATGATTGGTTCTTTTATAATCCGAACTACGACATTGATGCAGCCAACAGACCAAGGTGCTATGTTCACGAGGACTGCGGAAATCTTATAGAAAGTATGATTAATTACAACGCAGCCGGCAAAGCCGACGAAGCACTAAAGGACTTCTTTGACCTCATACGTTATTTGCGTATGTCCAACGGTGGAATGGGTCCTGATTATTTTGCATCTTCTGATATGGAGATAACTAGAAGAAAACAAGGAGGTTACTAATGAAAGTAAAATTAACAGAGTTCGTGAAGTACCATAATGAGGACTTCGATAACGCACTTAAAATAGTAAAAGAAAAACTACCTAGTGAATACGTCACTGGTAAAGGAAAGAACACATGGCTAAGTGTAGAGGGTCAGGACATATTAGCTCAGGGTTTATTTATTAACGAAATAATACCTAAGCATTACAAGGGCAAGGTTCTATCCGTGTGTCCAAACCCAAGATTTAACATGGTTCACTTCGTTGAGATAGGAAAAAAAGTTCCTGTTCTTATACCCAAACGTTTAAGTGGGAGATTTGTAGGAAAGGTTATTTGCTTCGAGGCTATAGAAACAGACTCAGGAGTCAGTTACCGTTATGTCAAAAACTAACAGGACTAAAATTTTTTATAACAGAAACCCCAAGACAGGACAGCTTGAGGACGAACATATTACGACTGATTACAAGTGGAACCAGCAAAATAAAGATCGACTAATTATGTGGGAAACTTTTATACGTTATGTAAAACATGAGTCCGATTTGCCTATGACTAATATGGAGTTATGTGATAAGATAGGCAGTTCGAGGACCCTTCTAAGCAATATGCTTCAAATAATAAAACAACGACTCAATGGAGAATAAAAATATTTCAGAGGCTCTTACGTACGTAACTGATGAGCCTGACGTTAAAACTTTACGGTATGCTTACGAGCAAACCATTACAGAACTAGAATCATATTTTGATCTATGTCGCACTAGCTACGATGATCGAAGAAACTGGTGGCCTGGCAAGAGCCGTGACCATCGCAAGCACGGGTCCGATGCTTTTCCTTGGGAAGGTGCAAGTGACAGCGAGTGCCACCTTATAGATGAGAGAATTACAAAGCTTACCTCCCTCTTTATATCTGCCCTTAAACGTGCTAACGTAAGGGCGTTCCCAGTAGAAAGTGGTGATATAGCAAGAAGTAAACTGGTATCAGGATTTCTTAAATGGATGATTCGTTCTGGATACATCCCTCGTTTTTATCGTGAGATGGAACTAGGTGCTAACTATTTACTAGAACGTGGTATTTTAGTTACTTATGTTGGTTGGCATATGGAAGATCGATCTTTTGAGCAAGAGATAGAATTAGAACAAATAGCACAGATGTCTCCTGAGATAGCAGAACTCATACAGGAAGCAGATAATGATGATGCACTAATTTTATTACTTCAACAAACTTTTGGCGGCGTTACAAAAAAACGAGCGAAGAACGCACTCAAAGATCTAAGAAAAAATGGAATGGCGAAACTGCCCGTAGTACGCCGTCAAATTAATTGCCCAGAAGTAAAAACACTAGCACCTGATGGTGACTTTTTGTTTCCTCCTTATGTTACGGATCCACAACGTGCGCCTTATTGTTTTTGGAAAACTTATTACACTCCACAAGAACTAGAATTAAAAGTTACTACTGATGGATGGAATGAAGACTTCGTGGACACAATGATTGAACGATACCGTGGTGTAAATATCGATAGTCTTGAGCGTTATGAAGAAGGTCGTCGTAGCATGAGTCTAACAGATACTGCTTATGAAGCTGACGAATTGATAGAAATAATCTATGGTTACCAAAGACTTATTAATGAAGAAGATGGTTCAGAAGGTATTTATTGCACAGTCTTTCACAAAAACTTTACTGGAGATGATAGTACAGGCACACCAGCCTTTGCTAAGTTTGAATTACTTAATGGTTATGAAGATTATCCAGTTGTAGTTACACGTCTTTCTGAGGATACAAAACGTCTTTACGATGTATCAACAGTTCCTAGTATTTTGCGTGGTATTCAGAACCAAGTAAAAGTAGAGCGTGATTCACGGATTGACCGTAACAGTCTAGCAACGCTACCTCCTATTTTGCACCCAGTAGGTCAAGCACCCAATGATTGGGGACCAGGTAGAATGATACCTTATCGTCGTAAGGGTGATCTTGATTTTGCACCTACACCTGCGTTCAATCAAGGTTCTCTTGAAATGGAAAGAACATTAATAAATCAAGCTGATAGAATGATTGGACTAGATCCTCAGGATCCAATGTCTCAGGCAAGGCAACAGTTCATGGTTGACAAGTTTTTAGGTCATGTAGCAGAGGTTATTCGTATGTCCTATAAATGCTTCCAAAGATTTGGACCTGATCAAGTATTCTTTCAAGTTACTGGGATTCCTGACCCACAAATAATAGATAAAGGTAATCCTAATGAAAACTTCGATATAATGATTAATTTTGATGTGCTTGACACTGATCCTGAAATAGTTGAGAAAAAGTTACAAGGATTTGTTTCATTACAACAACTTAATGTAAACAATAGAATGAATGTAGATGGGCTTCTTGATATTGCAGCAGCAAGTATTGATCCAGTTATGGCTGATGCAGTTTTGCAACCAGCACCTGATGCTCAAGAAGAGATGGTTAAAAATGTTACTGATGATCTTACAAAAATATTTGCAGGTATTGAAATGCCGGCACGTCCTGCTGGCGCACAGATTGCTATGCAAGTGATTCAACAGTACGCTCAACAACCTGATGTTCAACAACGACTACAACAAGATGAAGCATTCCGTGGACGTTTGGAAAAATATCAAGGTCAGTACACATTCCAAATGCAACAAGCACAGAATGCAGAAATTGGTAGAGTTGGCACAGCCCCTGCACAAATGGGTGAAGTCAGTACTCAGAATATGTAGTATTGTACTAATACTCTGTTGTTCAACAAGTTACACAATGGCAGACAATAAGACACCTAAAGAATTAGCTAATCGTCGAGTTAAAGAGCAACGCTCTAAGAACTATTTTAATATGTTCAAGCTAAATGAGGGTAATAAACCAAAGGTTTACAAGGATAGTAAAGGTAATCGAACTATAGGCATAGGATTTAATCTTGAAGACGCAGGCAACAAAAAGTTTTTACAAGAACAAGGTATTGATATAAACGAATTATTTAAGGGTCGAGAACTTACTGACAAAGAAACAAAAACTCTTTATAATCATAGCCTTAGGCAAGCATTTGCTGATGCACAAAAATTTGATCCAAATTTAGCTAAACGCCCAGAGGCAGCAAGAATGGCAATAGTTGACATGGCTTTTAACCTAGGTTTAACAAAGTTAAATAAATTTGTAGAAATGAAAAAAGCGTTAATGAATAATGATTATCAAAAAGCTGCTGATGAAATGGTTGACAGTAACTGGTACAAACAAGTAAAGTCCAGAGGACCAAGAATGGTAGAGATAATGCGTTCAGCATCAAGATAATATGAATATTCAAGACGATATAAAAACACTTTACAATTACGAAGCATTTGCTAGATTTATAAAAATGGTTCATGAATTAAGAGAAGAATCCATTGAAGAACTGCACGAGGCAACAAATAACAATATACAACAAATATCAGGAAGAATCATAACATATGATCAATTACTCCAGCTTGTAAACTGGGAAGAACTACGTAATCGTCATCGTGAAAACTTTTAGGTGAATCATACTGTTCACCTGTGTTAAAGTAAATTATCGCAATCTCTCGGCGTAAATGAGTGGAAATTATGACAGACGAAATCGCAACTGCTGACTCTGGGGCAGATACAAAACCAGTGGAAAATACTAATATATCCGTTACGGATTTTGCAAATCGCCGATTGGGGCAGATGAATTCTCAGAGTACTGAGAAAGAATCAGAACCAGTTGACGAAGAGCCAACTGCGGAAACAACCGAAGAAACGACAGAAGAGGTTTCAAAAAATACTGAAACTAATGAAGAAGTTTCCCAGGAAGAGACTAAAGTTGAATCAACATCTGAAGATGTTCTTTCACAGATTGATTTGGACAACGTGTCCGAAGAGGAGCTAAAGGAACTAGCTGAAAAACTAGGTAGTAAAGCTGTTGCACGTTTTGGAGAACTTACCGCAAGACGTAAATCAGCTGAAGAAAAACTAGCTAGGTTGCAGGCACAAATGCAACAGCAAAGTCCCCTTGAATCTAATAAGAAGATACAAAATAACCCATTTAGTAATCTTACTACTATTGAGGATTTACAAAATAAATCTCAAGAAATAGACAGTATAGTAGACTGGGCAGAGGATCTTCTTTTTGAAAATGCCGATCATGCAGCCGATGATGTAATCACGGAAGTAGAGGGTCAAGAAATGACCAAGGCACAGGTTCGTAAGTCTCTTATGCAGGCACGTAAAGCAAAAAAGACCTTTCTACCGGATCAACTTTCTAGATTACAAGCACAGTTAGCTGCTCAAAATATGGAAGTTGCTTTCAAAGAAAAAGCTAAACAAGAGCTATCTTGGCTAGATGGTGAAGACAATGACGTGCGTAAACAATACGAAGCTACAGTGAATGATGCTCGTTTTCAACATATGAAAGAGATCATATCAAAAGAAGCTCCCGAAGTTGCAGGTCAGTTAGATTATTGGTTTGCTCACGCAGCAAATAGTATCTATGGTCGTAAACCTATAGTTGATGGAAAGCCTAGCATGAAACTTACACCACCTAAGGGTGCAACAACAAGTAGTGCAAACGCTGATAAGTCCCAATCAAGAACTGCAAAGAACCTCAAGGAAATGCAAAATCGATTCAAGCAATCAGGTAACGCCCGTGATTTCGCCGAACTTAGAAAACTACAAATGGCCTCGCGCCAATAACTCATTAATAATTAAATAAAATGGCATTCTCAAATACATTCGATACTACAAATACAGGATCGGCTGTCTCAAATCGTGAGGACTTGACAGATGTCTTGACTATTCTTGCGCCCGAAGAGACTCCTATCCTTTCGTCTGCTAACAAAGAACGCGCATCTGCAACTAATGTTGAGTGGACTGTTGACAGCCTTTCTGCACCCAGCACTGCTGGTATCTCAGAAGGAGCTGACGTAACAGCATTCACTGACAAATTTGCAAGCCGCGCTCGTCTTAACAATCGCATACAAAAATTCCGTCGTGACTACATGGTTTCTGATCTGCAAGAAGCAGTTGATTCCGTAGGTCCTGCTAAAATCGCACAAGCTGAAGCTAAAGCTATCCGTGAACTAAAACGTGATATTGAAGCTACACTTGCTGGAACTCAAGACAAAGCCACAGAAGATGGTGCTGGTACAGCAAATGCACTTCGTGGTCTTGGTGATTTCCTTGATTCTGCTGGTCCTTCTGATGTTCCTGCTGCTTATCGCACACCTGCTGATAGCATTTACACAACTTCAGAAGCTAATTCTGCTGAGTTTAGTGAATCTAAACTTAATGACATCATCAGTTCTATATTCCGCGTAACTGGTTCTGCTAACAATCTTTCGCTTGTTGCTGACACTGGTCTACGTCGTGTAATATCTGATTTTGCTCGTACAACTACATCTGCTACAGATAATGTTCGTACAGTAAACTATGATGGCAACAGTGGTACTATTAAACTATCTGTTGATCTTTATGAGTCAGATCACGGAGTTGTTTCAATCGTAAATCAAAACCCTGATTGTGCGCCTAACTTTGGCGGTAACACAACCACTGGTTCTGGTTACATTGTCAACCCTGAGTACTATGGTATCCACGAACTTATCCCAATGGGAAGCACTCGTCTTCCTAATCTTGGCGGTGGTGAGCGTGGATTTGTTGATTGCGCTTTGACCCTTGGTGTATATCACCCAGGCGCACATGGTGTTATCCAAGACATAACCTAAAATAAAGGAGATATAACACTATGGCTAAATTAACAGTAAACGAAGCCGGTACTTCTGGCTACACTCACGTCATATCACTTAGCTTTTCAGATCTAAATGATATTAAGACAGGAACTAATCCATTCACAGGAGAGTCTCTTGGCACTGCTACACAACTTCCTATTGCAACCATCCCAGCTGGTGGTGCTGTAGAGTTAGCTGGTGTCTTTGAGTCCACTGCACTTGCAGGTGCTACTGACATTACTCTTGATGTAGGTACAACTGGAGGTGATCCTGATGAGTTCATTGATGCTCTTGATGTTGATGCAATGTCTGCACCAGTATTTAATTCTGGTGATGGATTTACTGGCAATCAATCACAAGCTGTAGGATTCCAAGCTGAAACTTCAGTTCTTGCTGAAGTTAATGGAACTACAGGTGACTTGACTGCTGGTAACATTGTTATCGCATTACGTATCATTGACCTTGGTTCATTTGCGTAATAATTAATTCTAGTTGGGGGCTTCGGCCCCCAGCTTTTGATTATGGATGTAATTATTCCTAAGCTAAAGAGGTACTCTGATGGAGAGATTGATCGTGCGTTCATGCGTGAAATTAAGAATGGCTTTAGACTAGAACGTGAGACAGAAGAAAAGCGAGTTATAGCTGCGGCTAAAGAAGCTCAAAAACTAAAAGGCACAAAACATCCAGTTCTGGGTCGACCAGTTGCAAGTATTCCTCCTAGGGAGTACTTTCGGCTAATAAAGAAGTACGGACATGATACCGTACATTCTAAAGAATTTTTAAAGTACTACAACAAGAAGTTCCCTGAACTCAGTCCAAACAAAGCATAATGCAGACTAGAACCTACGGCGAGTTATTTAAGTTAATAAGATCCTTAGCTGGGGTTGGTTCTTTTTCTACAGCTGAGTTAGACGATATTGCAAACCTAATTAACAGAAGGTTCTTACAAATATTTAACGAGAGTCCTATATGGCCTCGATACTTAGTATCCTCAGAAAAAAGAGATGTCTTAGCTTTAACGCTCTCAGGTGCTACAGCAAGCACAGACACAACTGTAAATCAGAACTACAAACTACTAGGTTCTAATACAACTGGTGGTTCTAATGTTTACCAAGGTGCAACTACTAACACTGTTATTATTTATAATACTGGCACCGCTTGGCGTGTAGATACTGCAGCATCAGCTGCTGAACAAACTGACGGAACATTTACAGTAACTTCTGGTACTCAACAATTTATTGAAGCAGACACTAACAAGAAAGACAATATTACTGAAGTAGAAACCTTTACACCACGTGATGGTACAGATTCATTACTTGTTGAAGGTAAGAACCTTGTGCCATATGCACAAAGTGGTAAAACTACTATTGGTTCTTTTAATCGTATTTACAGAAAGCAACCTTTCTTAAATCAATCAGCACTAGAATATGAGTTCTTTGTTGATGTCACTGGAGCCAATATATTAAATATTGCTTCTACTACTGATAACTCAGTATTTGTTACTTACAAACAACAATTTAGTCCTTTTACAGTTACTGGTACAGTCGCTTCTGATTTTACAGATAGTACAGTAGAAGTACCAGGAGAGTTTTTCTCTTACTTAGCCCATGCAACCTATGCTGATTTTCTTCGTATGGATGGTCAGACTGACAAAGCATTCCAAGAAGAAGAAAGGGCTAACGTAGCCATGGCTTTAGAACTGGAGAAGATAGATATAATATCTAATAACAATACCGTAAACAAACGGTTCTCAACTTACGTAAATCGGCAATCCCGATAGTAACCCCCTGTGATACAATAATTAATTATGGCAAAATCAAGAAATAACGCATTGGAGTTTAGCTCCGCAGGTTCAATAGTAATTAATGCTGCCGATGGAGCAACTTCCGGTACATTTGGTGCTATCCAGTTTTTGAAGGACTCGACTCTTTCAGCACTGACTGCTACTAATGTTGATAACTCAGCTGACCTACTTACATCGTTTGGAGCCGGTACTATTATCTATGGTAACTTTACTTCTGTTACTATTAGTGCTGGCTTAGTACAACTGCACAAGGTTTAATATGCACACTAGCCTCGATTCAGCCCTAGGTCGGCAGAGACGGCTGAACCAAATAGGAGAGACTATTAACTCAATAGCTACTCCTGCTGCTGCGTTTAGTCTTAGAAGTCTTACTGGTGGTGACCCTTTGGCGGTGCGTGTACGCAGGTCAGGCGATAATACCGACCAAGATTTTACTGTATCTGAAGTAGCTTCTGGGGCTTTACTTAATTACATAAATGAAGATGTTGTAACTGAGCAATCGGACTTTACATCTGGCGTAGATAGTTACGCAAAAGATAGTCAAGGAACAGTTAGCAGAGAGGCAAGTTTTGAAGGTAAAAGTGATGTATTAAAATATGAGTTTGCATCGAGTGGTAGATTTGGAATTAAAAAAACTAGTATAGCTTTAGACCTCACTTCTAGTTATACAATAACTTTTGAGTACTATGCTGATACTGCGTATAATGGTAAATTTTGGGGAATAGAAGATGCATTTGCAGATAGAGTAAGTGCCTCAAATACTCCTGCTGTTGTATCAGATGCTTGGACCTCCGTTACTCTCAATGTTCCAAGTGGAAGAACAACTGGTGTAACAAGTTTACATATTAGATTACAAGCAGGTACTAGTGATACTTTTGGTCTTACGGGCATAACAGCAAATGTAAGATTCAAAAACATTGTTGTTACTCAAACAACTGGTTCTGGTTTTGTTGATACTTGGTATGACCAATCAGGCAATGATAGACACGCTGTTCAAAATACTGATGCACAGCAACCTATTATTGTTGAATCAGGAACTTTTCAAGATGGTTTAAAATTTACTCACGCTGACACTACCAATGGAAAAAGATTATCTTTTGACCGAGACACATCACAACTAGGAACTGAATTTGCTTTGGTTTGGGTAGGATTTTATACAGGCAGTAGCGGCACTATGAAAAATATATTAGGAGCAACTAGAGGCGTACAAGGATACAACTCTGGCTCAGTAAGTATAACTGCAACACCCAGTAGTAATCAATTTAGCTTTGTAAATGAACAATCAGGCTCAGCTCGCCAAATTTTAAATGGAACACAAACTCTTGCAGCAGAGACGCGAGGTGTTGTGTTTGCAAGCTACGATGACGATGCAGTATTAATTTCTGTAAATGGAAATTCCAACACATCTACATTTTCTAGTACAGTTTTAACAAATACTCGTGACTTTAACATTATGAGTGCAACTTCAACTGGCGGTACTTATAGAACTTTAGAAAGTGCGCCAGGTACTTGTTCAGAAGTAATAGTATATGATACTAATCAAGTTAATAATCGTACAAGCATAGAAACCAATATAATTAACCATTATTCAATATCTTAATGATTTACTTAATATACGACACTGAAGAAGAGGCTTATGCTCGTGCTGACATAGAAGGGCAAAGAATAGGATACTCTTACTGGACCGAAGGTAAAGGCACTCGTTGGGCTACAGCACCAGAGCCAACAGCAGAAGGCAAGTACGCATTAAATGTTACTACCTATAATTTAACTGAAGAAGAAGAATCCGCTACAGTTAATTCTTATAACCCAGTAGAAGAATAATGGAAACTATGCTTAGAGGAACAGTAGGATCAACAGGCTTTTTTGCCTGTATGGGATTACAAAGCGTCAATACCATAGTCAGCCTAGTTGTTGGGGTAATGACTTTTATATTTCTAGGACTATCTATTTATAAGTTACTAAAAGATCTAAAATGACTACTGAACTTATAGCTATGCTAGGTGGTGGTGCATCTGGTTTCTTGTTTAAGTTGATCGGTACAATGGTTACTGCTCAACAGAACAATGTAAATAATCTTATCAAAAGACAAGAGGCATCAAGCGCAAGTGCTGATGCAGCTGCAAAACGCACAGGAGATGGTGGTGCCTGGGTGCGAAGAGTCATAGTAGTAACAGTTCTATTTGGTGTAATTATAGCCCCTTTCATACTAGCTCACAGTGACGAAGGAGTAACAGTAGCCAGTGAGTACAGCAAATTTTTTGGGTTCAAGAAAGGTACAACATTTCAGACTCTGCACGGCTATGTTATACTACCAGAGATACGCCAAACAGTTTTAGCCATAGTAGGTTTTTACTTTGGTTCATCCTCAGTCAAATAATATGAAAAAATGTAATGTATGCGACAAGCCTAAGAGCATCTGCTCTTGGTGTTCACCAATCCAATGGATTACAAAAACGCTCAACAAAAACTCTCTGAACTTCGTGATAGCCTCGATAAAGTCCTTGGTAGTAAAACCGAAGGACCTAGCCGGGAAGACGCTGAGAAGGCTCTCAAGACGGCTAAAGACGGTGCTAGGCGGGCTAAGAAAACGCTCCTAGGCAGAATTAAGGAGTTACCTGTAGTTGACAAGATAACACAGCTTGGAGCCGCAGGAACAGTAGCTGTAAGCACGGCAGCAGTTACTCAGACTAATATAGCCGTGGATGAGACGGAAGTATTTGTAGCAAGTGTAGCTAACGACGTAGTACATGAAAGACTAAGATTCCCACCAGTGATAAATAACTTTGTAGATTTTAGTGCATTGAACTCTTGGGGACAAGAAGTTATGCAAGCAAAGGTAGCTAAGGTACAAGCAGAGGTAGCCAAGGTAGAGGCTAAGGTAGCACCGGTTGAGTCACAGCCCACCGAAGAAACCAAGAGCCAAGAACCACAAGCCCAAGAAGAAAGTACTAATAACAGCCAAGAAGATAGAGGAAGTGCAGAGGAAACTAAGCAAGATGCAGAAGAGGTTGATAGTGAAGAAGTAAAGAGTGAAGAGACACAAGAGTCCCAGCCAGCAGAAGAAGCAGAACCTGTGCCAGAGGAAGAAAGCAGTGAAAGTGTAGACGAAATAGATCCAGTCAAGCCGCATTCAGAAGTTCAGTCCGATGAACTAGAAGAGCCAATAATTACACCAGATGACTTACCAACAGTTTCTCCAGAACAACCAAGACAGGTATGATACAATACATAGTTGATAATTACAAAGAGAACCTACTAGGCATGCTATTTGCGTACATAGGAATATTTTCTATTGTCGTTATGTTTCTACCTAAGAATAATATAATATCTAGAGCTTTCAAAGAGTTCGCATCAATATGCACGTCTATCTTCAAAAAATAAAATTTTTATTAGCACCATTGTTAATAGCTTCGATTGCTTGGGGTGCTGTGCAACTAAACAGCGTGGTCTATGATCTAGAGGTAGGTATAGATGAAACCTATAGTGTATCTGATTTTAACCCAGAGGGTGGCAAAACTTACTATAACCCAATGATATTTACTACCTCCGTAGGTGGGCAGTACACATTTGAAAACTATTCTAGCGATCTAACAGGAGGAACTCAAGATACTGCACTTTTAATTTATGATGATCTAAAAGCTGACTTTGTAATTGATCAGCCTGTAATATTCAATGATGGTCCTAACATAGGATTTGGCGGAGGACAACTTGACACATTTCAAGGATTTGAAAGGTATAACGAACCATTCAACGGAACTATTACCTTAGCCGAAGACACTACTTACGCTGCTGTGTTTTCATCGTTTACACCAGATGCGTTAGGTACTATGCAAGTTCGACTAACTGCACCAGGACAAATTTATAGTGTTGATTTAGTGCCTATACCAGAATTAAAAGATACTGGATTATGGATTGCACTAATCATAGGATTCTTTGTAGCATTCAGCTACATGAAAATAAAAAGCGGTATGTAACCGCATAACTAATAACAAAAGGATACATCATGCCAATGGGAAAAGGAACATACGGAAGTAAAGTAGGTCGTCCATCTAAAGCTGCTAAAGCTCAAGGAATGAAAGGAATGGCCAAAAAGAAAATGCTAAAACGAAAGAAGTAATGCCATTTAGCAAATACAGTCCAAAACAGAAGAAGATAGCTAGAGTTGCTGCACCTCGTAATAAAATTACTGGGGCTGACTTCAAAGTACTAAGGGGTAGAAATGCACAGAAAAATACTAACCGTCGCAAGAAAGCTTGAGAAAGCTTCTAAGGCTCACGCAGGACAAGCAAAACTATTAAAATCATTAGCAAGTCATGGCAAAAAAAGCAAAAAGCGGAGGTAAAATATGCCCCGAAGGTAAAGCCTGGGCTAGGCGTACATTTGACACCTATCCAAGTGCTTATGCTAACATGGCAGCATCTAAGTACTGCAAGAACCCAAACTATGCAAAAAAAGCAAAGGGTGGTAAACGCAAAGGAAGATAATGGGACAACTCAAACAATGGAGAGAACAGAACTGGGTACGCATAGGGACTGATGGAAGCATTAAAGGACCTTGCGGAACGTCTAAGGACAAGAAGAACCCAGACCGTTGTCTCCCTAAAAGAAAGGCTCTCTCGCTTACGAAAGCAGAAAGAGCTAGCACTGCCAGAAAAAAGAAGAAGGCAGGGGCAAGAGGAAAAACAGTTGTCGCAAACACTCCTAGAGCAAGAGTCAGAAGCTAATGAGGAAGGAACACAAGAGTAAAAAAGGTGGTCTTACTGCTGCTGGCAGAGCGTACTTCAAGAGGAAGACTGGTGCTAATCTAAAGCCTCCAGTCACGGAGTCTAATCCAAAGGGCAAGAAACTAGCTAGAAAAAAATCATTTTGTGCTAGAATGGCTGGTGTAAAAGGTCCAATGAAGGACAAGAAAGGTAGACCAACTAGAAAGGCACTAGCCTTGAAGCGTTGGAAATGTTAATAAATGTCAAGGTATTCTACATACGGCAGTCTTGATGACCGCATTGACCAAGATGGCGATGTAGGTTTTGTTGGTTTTAACAACAGGCTACGCCCTGATCAGTTACCTACTGGTATGCTTGCTGATGCTCAGAACATACGCACGGATCGTAGTGGACAGGCGCAAGTACGTAAGGGTGTAGATCTAGTCAATGCTCCACTATCTGTGGGTCCTGATGCAATGACATTACCTTTCTTTATACTTGATGCTACTAAGACTACGAATAGTACAGCAATAAGTAGCGGTGAATTGTTATTAAACTTCGCATCCGATCATACATTAGAGGCAGGAGCAACTGCTCAAGTAAAATTAAGTGGACTTAGTGGTGTTGTTCCTACAAGCGCAGATGGAAGATATACAGCCACTGTAGTAGATACAGACACAATAAAACTAACCGACAAGACTTATACGAATGCTGCTAGTGGAAATGTAACTGTAGAGATACCTACATTAGATGACACTGCTGTTAATAACATATACGGATCTACAGATTTTTCTGACCCAAACCAAGCAAGCACTCAATATATTATACTTAGTTCAAATACCAAGGCAGTAGGGATTGATATAGCTAATGGTATTACTTTTGATATAGGGTATCCATCTTTACTAAGTGTTTCTCAAAATGTAGATATGATTCAAGCCTTTAATAAGGTGTTTATATTTAGAGAGGGTAATACTGCTTTAGAAAATAATCTTAGAATATCGACAATTAGTGCAGCTTCTGTTTCTAGTAGTACTGATTTAGTTACTATAACAACTAGCACTAATCATAATCTATCAACTGGTGATCTTGTTACAATTAGCGGAGTTCTGGGTGCAGGCACAGATGGAGCATTTACTAGCCTTGACCCAAATGGTTCAAGTAAAAATATTACAAAAACTGGAGACACTACGTTTACCTTTGCCTTAGATGTTGACGGAAATGAAACCTATACGGTTTCTAGTTCTTCTATAGTAGCTACGGACTTTGCAAAAGTACAAAGTGGCACATATGCACAACCAGTAGAGCTTGATTCAACAGGTTTTACTATTACTAATGGATTAGCTACTGTTACTGTTTCTAATACACTTGCTGCTGGTGATAATGTTATACTAACATCAGCAGGAAGTAGCACACTAACACAGGGAGATTCTTTTGTAGTTTCAGAAGCGTCCTCATCAGCATTTAAATTCTTTGTAAATACTGATGATGTTACTAACCAAACTGATGTACATTTTACAAAACGAGTATCCGTAGGTCTTGGCTTTATTCACATGCCGGCACCACCCTTTGCTACATATCACCAGCGTAGATTAATTATGCCCTTTAAATTTGTGTCTACTGGCACTGATACATTTGAAACTAGAAATATACTTGATGAAGTTATAGCATCCGATGTACTAGACACTGATACTTATGATCAGGTCTACGCTCAATATAGATTTAACGCAGGAACATCAGATTTTGTTGTAGCACTGCATTCATTTGCTGAGGACAGATTACTAGTATTTAATCGTAACAGTATTCACATAGTTACTAACACTACTGATTTAAAGGGTGCTAGTACACAAATTTTAACGGATGAGGTGGGCTGTGTGGCTCGCAAATCTATTGAGCAGGTTGGTAATCAGGTTATTTTCTTGTCCGATAATGGAGTATATGGAACGCAATTCTTGGATGAATACAATCTGCGTGGTACAGAGACACCTCTTAGCGAGCCAATAAACGAGAGCATACAAAGAATAAATAAAAATGCACAAGAGAACGCAGTAGCTGTTTATTTTGATAACAGGTACTACATAGCTGTACCTTTGGATAGTTCTACTAATAATAACGCAATATTAATATATAACTTCCTTAACAAACAATGGGAAAGCATTGATACAGTAAATGACGCTAACTATCATGTTAGTAACTTATTGGTGCTTGGCGAAGGTGACAAACGTGGAGTATATGCAGTCAACGATATAGGTGGCGTTCATAGGATTGATCATAGGCTTGATGGTGTGGATCGAGTTATTACACAAATAGGAGGTTCTGAGCTAAGTCTTCAGATCCCTGGTGCTTTGACTACAAGACAATATACACTTGGCACCCTTGATCGTAAACGCTGGAAGGAGTTCGACTTTCATATTCAATCCAGTGACTTGAATACTTCTGACCTTAACATTGACTTCGAAACAGAGAACCCAGATGATACAGGAAGTATAGGGACTTTATCTGATTTTAATGGTGAAGTATTAGCAATAGACGAAGATGTTTCCATCCGTGGTAGAATAGGTAACAGACGAGGATACGGAATACAATTTACATTTAATAATACAGTAGGAAGGCCCATTATACGAGCAACAGAAGTACAAGGGGCAACTACTATGAGATCAACAAATAAGGCAATATAATGGCAATATTATCAAAAGGAAATACATTTGCAACAGGGGACCAAGTAACGGCCCTAAAACTTAACAATTTAGTAGATAACTCTACATTTGCATCTGGTGCAGTAGATGATTCTACTACTCAGCTAGACGGCAGTGGACGCATTATAGTCAAGGATGGAGGTATAACCTCAGCTAAACTTAACCTTAGCGCAACAGGAGCATCTCAAAATATAGCTACTTTTAAAACAACGCAGACGCATGACAGTGGTACAGTTGGTAGATCACTAGATATAAGAACTCCAGCTAGTACAACAGATATTAATTCACCTTTTGAGATTCATACAGAAAATGCAATTCAATTTATAGTTGATGATCATACAGTTACAATAGATTCTGATGGTAAAACAAAATTTGGCACTGGTAACATAGAGAGTACCAACACTAGCTTGTTCCAAGTAAATATTAATACTGATGCTGTTTTAGGTACAACCGCAGGCAACGAACAAGGTATTCTTAGGTTAGTAGAGCAAGCAGGCAATACAGACAATTTACTATTTACTTCAGTAAGAACCGCAGATGGTTCTGATTGGACAACTGCAGCTCACAGGATCCAAAGAAAAGTTGATTCAACCAAAATGGGTTTTATTCAATTTGGGCATCATACTGAAACAAATGGCAACACTATAACTTTTGGAGAGGATGAAACTGAGCGTATGCGTATTGACGCAGAGGGTCATGTAGGTATTGGGACTACTACACCTAGTGAAGCATTACAAGTGGTAGGAGATATAAAAGCTACTGACACAACTGATTCTGTAGTCATAAGACAAAATGGATCAATAGAGCTTAATCGAGCATCTAATCCATTTATTGATTTTAAAAACGCAGCTGGCGACGATCATGATTGTCGAATAATTCAAGCTAGCGATGGTTTTCAATTCTTAACAGGTGGTAATGATTTATCTGGAGGCCCTAAAGTTAGAGTAGTTCTTACTTCTGATGGATTATTACAAGTAAATGGAGCTACTTCTGATGGAGATAGTATATTAAGATTAGAAACAAGTGGAGATAGTGATACTTCTGCTCTTCAATTTGGAGACACCTCTAGTGATAATATAGGTCAGATTGGCTATGTTCATACTGATGACTCCATGAGGTTTACTGTAAATGCTT